AACAATTGCTTCTTTCAACTCTTCTAACTCTTCTTCAATAAGAGAAATCCTGAGTTTCTGGACTTTTTCATCTGGAAATTCTGGATTATATTTAACTTCTTGTTTAAAGTTATTCATAAAATCCATAACACGAATAAAATTACTTGCCATTTAAAATTTTCCTTGCTACATTCAGTAAACTACTATAGGAACCATTCCTTTTAGTTATAGTTTCAGTTCTATCGATCAGACTATGATACTGATTGATAGAAATCACTTTATTTGTGTATTTCTCAAATAACACATATAATTCATCACCTTTACCAGAACTATTAACTACAATTTTGATATGTTCCATTTAAATCTCCTATTGTAGTTAGATTATATCAAGGTAAGTTCTATTTGTCAATCATTAAATTAGACTTTCTTGCTCTCACCATTATCCATTGGTTATATGAGTTTTTATCAAGCAGAACATCACGAGAAAATTGTTCTTTTGCTTCATAATAACTCATCTCAGTTTTGTTTCTACACATTCTGATTATTGTTTTTCTTATTTTATTACCAGATTCAATGTGTTCATTTAGTAAGTCGTTAGAACCAGTATAATCTTTCCAATCTGATTCAACAAGCATTCTTTTTTTCTTTTTATTTTTCTGATATACTTTTGTTTTCTTTAATGATTTCTTACCAATATAATACATATTATTATCTAGATTTTCAATCAGATAAACAAAACCAACATAGCCTTTTATATCATCTTCAGTAATATCTTTATTATTATATAACCACATAATACCATCCTTTCATCAATGGTATTATTTATTCCTCTTCTTCTGCCTCTATTTCAGCAACATAATCTCGATAAGCATCAGAAAATTCATCATTATTATCTAAAAGATATTCTAAAATTTCACTATCAACTTCAAATAGATGTGAAATAAACTGTTGATAAATGTCATATCTCTCTTTGGAATCTGATATATTATCTTCCATTATTAAAAATAATTCTCTTAAAAGTTCTTTCATATTTCCTCTTTTTCTTTTTCTGTTTTCCAAAAATAATCTTCTGTGTCACCTAATCTTCCCCATTTATTTTCATTTTCAACAGAATAGTAAACACTTGAAACCTTAAAATCTGGTTTCAAAAGTTTTTCTGGAGATAAACTAATGTCTATTACTCTCATTCTGTTATTTGGATATAAACAAAATTGACCATTTTCTAATTCAAGTAAATTAAAACTTTTATGTTCAGAAGGTTTTTCTGATGTAGACCAATCTACTTCGTCACTAATTGAATGATAGTTATCTAATGTTGCTATATATGTGGCATTCATAGTTCCAAAGTTTTTAGTATTTACTTCAAAATCCATAGAGCCAATAAATTGTTTATGTATTGAAACAACCCCCCAATCCATACAATTCCAAAATTGTAAGTTTTTCAAATCTAAATCTGGATTTGGTAATGTTGGTGCTTCATTATCATTTTCTCTAACGATAAAAGCACTGATTGGTAACTTGTCAAACAATGCACCATATTCTGGTAAATATGTTTCAAAATAAAATGCTCTTCCAGGAATAGATTTAGCAGAAACCCAAACTCCTTTAACAAATTCACCGTGACCATCTATATGGTCTCTTAAATATTCTTTTCTAACCCAAACATCTGTTGCGGGTAAGTTAGTAACTAAGGTAGACATATATTTCTCCTAAAAAAAAGGGACAGATTTCTCTGCCCCTATTTAGTTCTAGATTTCACAGTTATTTGCAGTACAAGCTAATGTCTGAACACCTTCAACATTATCTTGATTCTCTTCAAATGAAGTCCAATCAAAACTTTCTGGCATAATTTCTAATAATTCATTGTACTTTTCCTCTGATACTGTTTCATATGGTGCTTGACGATATGTTCCACCATCGTGAGGTAAAAATGATACACCAGACATCTCATCAAAATGTTCCCAAACCCAAGCACCAACTGTTGGCCATTCATCTTCTTTTACTGAAATAGTAACAGAAGGTTTATGTTCACACCAATGTCTTTGATACATCAACCAAAGTTCTAGATGGTCAATTGCAGAAATATCACCTCTTGATAATGCACTTTCTGGTGCTTTCTTTGGAAATGTAAACACTGTAGTTGCATATGGTTTAGTTACATCTGGTTCATTTGGAACGCCTGCATCAATAAGAAATTGTGTCAATGGGTCTTTATTATCATTACGAACACGACGATAATAATATGGATCGTGTCTTGCGTGAATACCAGAAGCAGAATCTGTTAACTGAGAAACTGTGCCTGATGGTTTGACGCATGTAACAGAAGCAGACTGTGGAATACCTAACATTTCAGCAAATTCTTTATTAGTATCAACAGCAACTTGACGCAACATCTCTAATCGTCCTGGTAATGATGGATCTTTGTAATCATTCAATAAAGGACAATCATAGATACCAGTAATAGAAACACCAAGCAATCTTTCTTCCTCAGTATTCTTTTTCCAAATCTTTCTTAGATATGGAAAATGAGTGAATGTAGATTGAATAGTTCCAAGAACCGCTGCAAGTTTTACTTTTTCAATTAAATCATTTTCTGTATCATCTGCACGAGCAATAACCTCTGTAAGATTACAGAATTGGTATGGACGTAGAATAATTTCGGAACATGGATTAGTTCCAAAATCATGATCAGGGTCACGTCTACCATTTTTCTTACAAACATTTTTAGATGCTTCACGTGAGAAGATTCCACGTTCACCTGATTTAGATTCATATAATGATAACCATTCTTGCATAAACTGATGAACATCTGGTTTCTCGGTATATACAGCAGAATTATTTGAAAGTGCTCGTTGAACATTTTGTTCCCACCAAGCACCAGATTTAGCATTTCTCATACGGTCATCAGATAGATTTGAAAGTGAAATCATAGCAGAACGACGAACACCACCAACAACTACCACTTCACCAATTTTACACATAATATCGTGACATTCAATAGATGTTAGTTTTCTACCTTTTGCACCTTTGAATACATTTACAACAAAATGAAATAATTCATCTAGTGGTGCTGGTCCAGAAGAACGACCGCCAAATGTTTTTAGAACTGTTCCTGCAGGACGAAGTTTTGATAGATCCCATTTTGGTAATTCACCAGAATAGAGTAGAGCAATAAGCATACGTAGTGCTTTACCCCAGCCTTCTTTTGAATCACGAACAGTGATAGTTGTATCTGTATCATAGATTTCATCAGGAATTTCTGGTAGTTTATTTACATATTGTCGTTCAACAGAAAATCCTACACCTGTACCATTCATAAGGATTACCATTGCTTCATCAAAAGCTTTTGCATCATCAATTGGTAGATAAGAACAATTGTATCCTGCTGTGTTATCTCTATCAAGAGCAAGACCTGCAGTCATCATTGCTCTCATTGATGGCATTACTTTCATATCAACAATAGCATTTTTAATATTATTTTTAACTTCTGTTGTCAAGACATTATTACTAATTTTACTAGCAACAAAACTCACAAATCGTTCAACAGTTTCATCCCAATGTTCTCTACGTTTTAGTTCGGGTAGATATCTTGCATAACGTGATTTGTGAATATATTGTTGATAAAGGTCCATAAACCGCTCCTACTTCTTTAAATCTAGTTTATCTAATGCTTCTTTAAATTCTTTTAGTAGTTTTTCTACTCTTATTCTTGATTCTTGTGCTTCCTCCAACTTTTTCTCTTGTTTCTCTATATTTAATTTTGCTTGCTCTAGATCAGTTTTGTATTGCTCATATCTTTCTATCAAAACACCTTTAGCTGTTTTCATTTACATCTCCAGAGTTTCTAAAAATGGATATACTTTAACAAGAACATCCCAACATTTTTTAGCAACTACACGATGCTCTTTCTGTGTTTCTGGTCCCATACGTAACTTACAATAGTGAATCCAATCACGAACAGTACCATTCATATACATACGAGACATAGTAAGACCTTCTGGTAAAACAGCACGAGCTTGTTCTTTCGCAATACCATTTTCTATTGCCCACTTATAAGCAAGTTTTGTTTCGTGAATAAGTTGATCTTGTTTTATTTTCCAGGATTTAGTCATTTCATTGTCTTCACCAACCTCAATAGAATTTTGTCTATTTTTAGTATCCTGAAGACGAAATTCTCTTGTTTCAAACCCAAGTTCATTTGGATTAGCATATCGTTGAGAAAATTCTTGAAAATGAAATGACCTATGACGAAGAATCTGTCTAGCAATATCACGAGTTGTATTTATCTCAATAACAACATTACACATCTCAAAAACAGACCAATGTTTATTTCTAACACAATAATTTAAAAGTTTTTCTGCTGTTTCTGAATTATTTTGATTAGATGGATTTGACACTCGTGCACAGTATGCCATAATATCTTGTGATGTTATACCAGCAATCTCTTTTGATTGTGTATATGCAATCAATTTTACTTCACTCATTATACTTTTTTACACCTCATATATTCTGGTTTTAATTTTACACCAAGTAATTTGATTACTTTTTTATCTTTAACATAATTGATGACTTTTGTACAATCTTTATAAGATTTAAAATTTTTAATAGACAAATATCCACTGATATTTTGTCCACCAATTACTACTATTAAAACAAATGTTTTCATAATTTGCTCCATTTAACTAGTGTTAATTTTGCTTTTAAACCACTAAAAGTATTATTAGTGATTATGTTTCTTATTTCTTCTGATGACATTCCAGACATCACCATATCATTCACGTCCTTGTACTTTATACTTTCTGGCCATATACAAACATTGTAACCCAATTCAATTGCCTTGTCAATCTTTTTTATTGTTTCTATTGAGCGAGGTTCATTGTCATACACTACTGTTAACTTTTCTTTACAATAACCATCTAGAACAGATACAATATCTCCACCTGCAGTTGCTATTGAATTTTCAATAAACATACTATCAATAGGACCTTCAAACACAAAAACTTTTTCACTGAACTTAACTGTATCTA